GTTCCGCGGCCGTCGTCCTCGTGAGGCGGCCCGTAGGCCGTAAGAGCCGGAGGGCCGCTTCCTCGCTCGCTGTGGCGGCGTCGCTCGCTCGGAGCGTAACCCTGTTGTCAAGACTTGTAGACCACCCTACGGGTGGTCGGTCCGTAGGTAGAACCAGTCTTCAACTGGTCTCACCGGGTGTGTCCGTGTGGCGTCCACCCCCGGAGGGTGTGTACGCCACGGATCAGTTCCGCGGTCGTAGGTTCCAGGCTCCGGGGTCGATGGTGCGGAGGTGTGCGTCGCACAGGCTGATCTTCTGGAGGGTGTTGGTCTCCTGGTACCACCAGAGGGCCGGGTGGTCGCAGTAGGCGCACCGGACGTACTCGACGGGTCTGACCCGTGGCGGCAGCTCGAAGCTGCGGACGCAGATCGGGCAGTCCTGGTGGGGCTCGGCGTGTTCGAGTCGGTGGATGGCTGCTTGGACGAGCTGCTGGGCTCGTTGCCGACTGACGCCCATCTCGGCGGCGATCTTGTAGTAGGCGAGGCCCTTGTTGCGCAGTCGGAGGGCTTCGTGCTGGCGCTCGCTGAGGTCACTCATTGGTCACTGGTTCTTCTTCATCCACTCACCGAAGGTGTGCTCCCACGCTCTCGCGACGGTGCTCAGGCTCTCCCGGTTGCCCGGCAGCGTGGGGGCCTTGATGTAGTTGGACGCGGCGACGGCCGCGACAAAGGTCAGGAACCGCAGGCCCTCGTCCTCCCACCACCCGGCGGACCGCTCCGTCGAGGTCGGCGCGCTGATTGGCGCCGCGGCCGCCTCGGTGGGGTTGGGGGTGTGCCCGTGGAACAGGCGCCACGTCGAGCCCGGCTCCCACCGCAGGGCGCGGTCGACCCCCTGGCAGGTCTCTGGTCGTGGGTTCGTCCGGCTGCCCTTCTCCAGGTCGCACCACGAGGTGCGGCTTATCCCGGCGTCACGTTGGGCCTGGCTCTGGGTCAGGCCCAGTGCCACCCGGCGGTCGTAGATCTGCTGGCCGGGTGTCGGCTCACTCATCGTCGGGTTCGATGCCGTCCTGATCGAGCACACCGATGGCGTGGTGCAGCTCCATCAAGGCCAGCTCCATCAAGGTGACGGTGCGCATCTCCCCGATGTGCTGCTCGGACACCCACAGCCGCGCCACCTCGCGGGCGCAGCCCACCACGTGGGCCACCTGGTTCTCGTAACGCTCCACGCGTTCATCCACGGCGCACCTCCTGTGTGTCCGCTCAGGGCGCGCCACCGTAGTCCGGCCCCACAGGTCGGCCGTAGGCCGGTCGGAGCCCCTCCAGGGGCGACGTAGAGGCCTCTCGGGGGACAACCGGGCTGTGGAGCATGGGACGTCAGAAGCAACCCGGCTACCTGTGGGACGACGACTGGCGCCACAAGGCTCTGATGGAGTGGTTGTGCACGGCCCCCTCCGAGCGCGAGTGCACCAAGACGCAGCTGGCAGGCAAGCTCGGCGTGGATCTGCGCACGCTGCGCCTGTGGCAGGCGGAGGAGACTTTCCGGCGGGAGTGGGAGACTCGGGCCGCCGAGGTGCTCGGGGACCCGGAGAAGACCCAGGCCGTGTTGAACACGCTGTACCGGGCGGCGACGGACCCCAAGAACCGCCAGCAGGTCCAGGCGGCCAAGCTCTACCTGGAGGCCACCAACGCCATCAAGCCGCCGTCGATGGAGGTGACGTTCAAGCGCCCGGCGGAGCTGAGCGACGAGGAGCTGGAGGCGTTGCTGGCCAAGGGCGCGGTGGAGCTGGCCAAGGAACGCGATGCCTAGCCCGGTGGCCTTCGATGAGCTGTTGCTGGAGCACCGCTACCGGCGCTGTGCGCCGCGCTGGGATGCCGGGCCCGACGCCCTCCTGGAGGGGTTCAGCTACTTCTGTCGCAACTTCTGGTGCATCCGCCACCCCGAGCGCGGCAAGATCCTGTTGGACCTGCGCGACGCCCAGACGGAGACGGTGAGCCTGTGGTTGCGGGAGCGCTACGTCGTTGTCTTGAAGGCGCGGCAGATCGGGTTCTCCACGCTCATCGCGACCTACGCATTCTGGTTGACGTACTTCTACCCGGACCGAGCCATCGTCCTCATCTCCAAGACGGAGCGCGAGTCGGCCAAGCTGTTGCAGAAGGCCAAGTACGGCTACCGGTTCCTCCCCGAGTGGTTGAAGCTGCGCGGCCCGATGCGCACCGAGAACACTCAGGCCAAGCTCACCTGGTCCAACGAGTCCGGGATCGAGTCGCTGCCCTCCGCAAGCGATCCGGGACGTGGCGAGTCCGTGTTCCTCGTCGTGGTCGACGAGATCGGGTACCTCCCCAACTCGGAGGAGGCCTACGCCGCGATCGAGCCGATCGCGGACGTCGGCGGCCGGATCATCATGCTCGGCACTGCCAACGGTGAGGGCAACCTGCTGCACACGCTGTGGACCAACGCCCAGCAGCAGGGCAACCGCTACAAGAGCCTGTTCTTCCCGTGGTCGGCCGGTGACCGCGACCAGGCCTGGTACGACGTCAAGAAGGCCGAGCTGCCCGCCTGGCAGCTGGCCCAGGAGTACCCCGACAACGCCGAGGAAGCGTTCCTGCGCAGCGGCAACCCGGTCTTCGACGTCGACGCCCTGCGTCTCATCGAGACCCAGGAGCCACGGGCCCGGGGCTACCTGTGGGAGCCCGGTGACCGGCCCCGCGAGTTCGTTCCCGACGGTGGGGCGCTGGCCGTGTGGGAGTTCCCCAAGCCCAAGCTGACCTACGTCATCGGGGCCGACGTCTCCGAAGGCCTGGAGCACGGCGACTACTCCTCGGCCCACGTCATCGACGCCACCAACCGCCGGGTGGTGGCCGCCTTCCACGCCCACGTCGACGCCGACCTGTTCGGGTCGGACATCCTCTACCAGCTCGGCCTCTGGTACAACACGGCTCTGATCGGGGTGGAGTCCAACAACCACGGCCTGACCTGCCTCACCGCCTTGCGCAGCCTGGCCTACAAGAACATCTACCGTCAGCACCGTCACCTCCAGCGGTTCGAGCCCCGCACCGAGCTGTTGGGCTGGCGCACCACGTTCGCCTCCAAGGCGTTGGCCATCGACGAGCTGGGCCGTGAGATGCGCGACGGCTCGCTGGAGCTGTTCGACGCCGACACCGTCTCGGAGCTACGGACCTTCGTGCGCGAGGGCAACGGCCGGATGCACGGCTCCCCGTTCGACGACCGGGTGATGAGCCTGGCCATCGCCACCCAGATGCTCAAGTGGGCGTGGTTGCCCGAGTACCGGCCCAACGACGAACCGGGCCCGGGGACGATGGGCTACGTCGAGGCCCGGATGTACGACGACGGGTTCTACCTCGGTGACGCCCCCCGGGGCCGCCGGTTGCGGCGCCAGTCCCGTATCGGCATCCACAACGTGCGCACCGAGTTCGGCCTGTCCGCCAGCGAGTAGGGGACAGTTCGCCCGTCCTTCGTGAGGTCATGCGCGACATGTGGCACGACGGTCGCACCGATCCGGGACGATGGGGACTGCTTCCGCTGCCATGTGCGTGGCATCGGGTTCACGTTCAGTGGTGGGGCCTTCTATGGCAAGGGCGACTTCCACACCACCGAGCGGGAGTTCGTCAACGAGCACGTCGGTGAGGCCAACATCCGCAACGACATCGTGGAGCGGGTGCCCTGATGGCGCCGCCCCGCCTGGTCGACCTGCTCCAGAGCTACCAAGCCAACCTCAAACGGGCCAAGACGTTCCGCTCCAGCGACTACGACGCCACCTGGCGCCGGATGATCGACCTCTACAAGGGCAAGCAGTACGAGGACCAGTCCTCCGCCGATCAGCTGGTCATCAACGTGTGCTTCGCCACGATCAACGTCATCGCCCCGTCGGTGGCGGTGGCCAATCCGCGGTTCTCCGTGTCGGCCCGCCAGCCCGAGCACGAGGCCCAGGCGATGTTCGCGGAAGAGGTCGTCAACTACATCTGGCGTTCACAGAAGTACCAGCAACAGTTCCGCCTCTCGGTCAATGACTGGCTGATGATCGGCCATGGGTGGATGAAGGTCGGCTACAAGTTCATCCGGGAGAAGCCCAAGATCGAGTCGGCCGACCCGCCCTCGGACGCGGTGGCCGACGAAGGCATCGACGACCGAGACGAGACCGAAGGCAACATCGAGTCGGAGCTGAACATCCTCGATGACCGCCCGTTCGCGGAGCGCATCTCGCCCTTCGACATGTACGTCGACCCCGAGGCCCGCACGACCGACGACATGCGTTGGATCGCCCAACGCATCCGCCGCCCGGTCAACGACGTCCGGGTCGACAAGCGCTACACCAACGTGAAGGTCCGCAAGGAGGCCCAGCCCTCCACCAGCTCCCGGTTCGAGGAGGGCGACGACACCGCCAGCGACCACAGCCCGACCGGCGCCAAGGACCGCGGGTTCGTCGACGTCATCGAGTACTACGACCTCAAACGCAAGACCTACAACGTGTTCCTGGACGGCCAGGCCGAAGGGTTCCTGCGCAATCCCGAGGACATGCCGTACGCGTTCGGCCAGCCGTTCCTGATGCTGCGCAACTACGAGGTGCCCGACGACTTCTACCCGATGGGGGAGATGGAGCAGATCGAGCCCGCCCAGCTGGAGCTGAACGAGACCCGCACCCAGATGC